GTCTATTCTTATACTAAACAGAATGGCTAGGTAAATATGGCAGCCCAGAAACGGCCCGTTAAAAAACAGAACGCAAGAAAACCAGCGGTAATAAAACAGAAACAGCCCGAAACCAACTTAGACGCTCTCGAATTGGTGATAGACCAACTACGTCACGCCGGCCGTATAGAACGCATAGACGAGGCAGTAGTTATGGCCGCACGGGCCCTAGCCGCACAGGTAGACGACAAACCAGATAACGCCGCACTATGGCGAGAATACAGAGCAGCTGAGCAAACGCTTAGAGGAATTAGCACCTATGCAGACGACGCATTTACCCTACTCATTGACCAGCTGCACGCCGAGAATTAGCACCGGCAGAACGCCAGGCCGAACTAATCACGGTAAGCAAGTAGCCAAAATAGCCGAAATACTCGGTAACTCTTTAATGCCCTGGCAGCAGCTAGTAGCCGACGTAGCCACCGAATACCAAATAGTGAACGGGCAAGAAATCCCCTACTACCGTGAGGTCATAGTCACCGTACCTAGACAGGCCGGCAAGAGCACGCTACTACTAGCCCTATTTTTACATAGGGCCCTACTATCTAAAACGCCTCAAAGATTGGCGTATACATGCCAAACAGGCTGGGACGCACGTAAAAAACTTTTAGACGATTGGGTACCGATCATTGAAAAAAGCGCCATAGGTAACGCCGCTAAACGAATATATCGAGGCGCTGGTAATGAGGCCGTCGTATTTAAAAACGAAAGCCGCCTAGAAACATTACCTACTACGTCTACAGCAGGCCACGGCCGCACGCTTGACGTCGGCGCAATAGACGAGGCATTTAGCGATACTGACGACCGACGTGAGCAAGCCATGTTACCAGCTATGGCAACCCGTAAAGCCGCCCAATTATTTGTAGTGAGTACCGCCGGCACAAACGAGAGCGCCTACCTGAGACGTAAAGTAGCTGCTGGGCGTGCAGCTGTAACCGAGGGCATAAACACAGGTTTAGCCTATTTTGAATGGTCGGCCCTAGAAAACGACGACCCAGACGACGAGCAAACCTGGTGGCAAGCTATACCTAGCCTGGGCATAACCGTAGATATCGAGACAATTAGGCACGCTCGGCGCACCATGACCGATAACGAATTTAGGCGAGCCTGGTTAAACACGTGGACGCAAGCCAGCGAGTTAGCCATACCTGCCCCAGCTTGGAATAAAGCACAAGAGCCCAAAACAAAACCAGCCGGCGAGCTTGCCTACTGCTTAGACATTTCTTTAGACCGAGCTATTAGCAGTATCGCCGTAGCTGACGAACTCGGCCGCCTAGAGGTCATAGATACCAGACCTGGCACAGGCTGGGTAGTAGACCGCCTCACCGAAATAGTCGGTAAGCATGGCGGCCGTGTAGCTATCGACATGTACGGGCCAGCTGGCGCATACGCACCACTACTAGAGGCCGCCAAAATTACGGTAGAAAAATACACTTTAAAGGATATTTGTCACGCTGCTAACAGATTTTATGACGCACTCATAGAGGGCCGTATCAAAATTAGACCTAACGAAAACCTAGATAGGGCCGCCCAGGCGGTACGTAAAAAACCTATAGGCTCTAGCTGGTTATGGGCGAGAAACGACCCAGCAGTAGACCTAACGCCACTATTAGCGGCAAGTGTGGCGTATCATTGTGCTACAGATAAAAGAGCTCGGCCTATCGTTAGGAGTGTCATATTTTGATAGCCTCAGCATTGCAGGTAATAGGTATTAGCATTACCCTCGTGGCGCTTACACTCATTAACCCTATTTTAGGTATGAGCCTTACGGGCATTTGCGTAACAGCTCTAGGAGTAATGCTAGAGGGCCGAGGTAAATAATGTTACGCCAACTATTTACCAGGGCCACCGTGCCCAGCGTAGCTAATATTAACGGCGGCACAGTAGACGCTTACGGTCGAGTCGGCCGTTTTGGCGACTACGTAGACGCCGGTACCTACGTAGACGAAAATACGACCCTCACCGTTTCGGCCGTATGGCGAGGTATCAACCTGATAGCCGACGCTATCGGCGGTCTGCCCATTCACGCCTATAAAAACGGCGTACGTATTGAGCCGTGCCCTAGCATTTTGCTACGTCCTGCATACCCAGAGACAGCAGTAGAAACATACTCGGCAATGGTCGGTACCCTAATCCTGCACGGTAACTACGTAGCCGTACTAGGGCCGCCCAATAGCACCGGCTGGCCCGACATTATTCACCCCGTAGCGCCTACTCGTGTATCGGTTACCCGTGAAAACGGCCGCCTCGTCTACAAAATTGACGACATGGTTTTTAACGCTAGCGAGGTTTTACACATTAAAGCGCATAGCCGACCTGGCAGCGACTACGGACTAGGGCTACTGCAAACTCAGCGCCAACTCATCGGCTCAGCTTTAGCCATTAACGAATACGCCGCTAAATATTTCGCTGGCGGTACAGCACCTACGGGCATTATTAAAAGTGCTAACCCAGACCTAACCCAGCAAGAGGCCGACCTACTTAAAAGTATGTGGCTACAGCACTACGGCGGCCGTAACCGTGAACCAGCCGTACTAAACGCTACTACCGACTTTACGCCCATCACAGATAACGCCCAACAGGCCCAGCTAATTGAGTCTCGTACGTTTAGCCTGACAGAGGTAGCAAACGCTTTAGGTATTCCGGCGTACTATTTAGGCGCACCAAATACCAGCCGCACCTACAGCAATGTAGAAAGCGAAAATATGCAACTAATCCGCTGGTCACTAACGCCCTGGCTAACACGTGTTGAGCAGGCCATGAGCGACCTACTACCCAGGGGACAGTACGCCAAATTTAATTTAGACAGTCTGCTACGAGGCGACACACTCAGCCGCTACCAGGCTCACCAAATCGGCCTAGACGCAGGATTTTTAACCATAGACGAGGTACGCCAAATAGAGGATAAACCTACCAATATGGTCGAGAGCGCCGATACCGAAACAATACAGGCACCAGATACAGCAGAATTACCAGACATGGTAGGAGAATATCTAAATGATTGAGCACCGTAACTATGAACTAGACCTAGAGCTACGAGCCGGAGACGACGGCCGTACGGTCTGTGGGATAGTCGTACCGTACAATTTTGAGCAGCGCATTAACAGCCAACTCACCGAGGTATTCAGGCCTGGCGCATTTGCCGCCGTAACACGTGCAGCTCACCGAGTAAAACTGCTCGTAAGCCATGACAGTAACGCCTTACCCATCGGCCGTGCCACCAAACTAGAGGAAACCCCAGCAGGCCTATACGGCGAATTTAAAGTAAGTAAAACCGACCGAGGCGATCAAATTCTAGAATTAGTCAGAGACCAAGCTCTAACCGAATTTTCTATAGGTTTCGCACCATTAAAAGATCGTAAAATGGCTACCGGCGTAGTCGAGCGTATCAAGGCTCACCTGGCCGAGGTATCGCTGGTTACGTTTGGTGCTTATGGCGAGGCCGCTGTAGTAAGCGCCGTACGTGAACTAGAGCAAGGCCGCCCAAATTCAGAGGCCGCCCAGGCTCTACTTGATAGCCTTAGAAAATGAACAGTACCGCCAAAACGGTAACTACTACAGCCTCGCTGGTCATCGCCGCCGACGACACGCACCGAACCGTATATATACACGTGGTAGGCGCTGGCACCGTATACTTGGGCGGCGAAAACGTCACCAGCTCTAACGGATTACTCACCGAAAAGCACACCGCACCATTAGAGCTAGTAATACCCCAAAAGCAGACCCTATGGGCCGTAACCGCCTTAGGTACCGAAAATTTGCGTATCCTCACCCCAGACGTAGACTAAAACTATGCCCTGGCATATCGAAACAAACTACGCAGGCTGCACCGGCTACGCCGTCGTTAAAGACGACGACGGCGAACTAGAGGCCTGCCACCCCACTAGAGCCGACGCTAAAAAACATTTAGCAGCTCTATATATTGCAGAGCCAACAGCACGAACCCTAGACCGTGCCGGCGTCATTGTGGATATAGACGGCACATTAGTAACAAACGATGGTACGCCCAGGCCTACCGTTATTGAATACGTAAAACAGTTAGGCCGCCCTATCTTTATTGTTTCGGGCCGTGACATTTCTACCCGTGCACCTACAAAAGAGCTTATAGATAGCCTCGGTATTGACTACGAGCAAATCTATTTAAACGACCGTAGTAACACGCTGGCCCATAAAAAAGCTACAGCTGGCCGCCTTATCGGTATGTACGGTATAGACGTAGCGGTAGAGAATGACGCCACCACGAGGAGTATTTACGCAGAGCTCGGTATAGCTGACGTTGTAAACCCTAATAGTATTGGTCGCCGTGTACGTCTCGAATATGCACTAAATATTATGCGCCGTCTGCTACCGTAAAATACAGAACATAGAGCACCCCACCCATAGTGGCACCCTCAGCCCTAAAAACCTACAAACCACGTTTTTACTATTGGAGAAAACCCACTATGACTAATTCATTTTTAAACGGCCTTAACGAAAAGCGCCAAACCAAAACCGAACTAATCGAGGCAACTTTAAACGCTGCCGCCGACTCTGACCGTGATCTCACCGAGGCCGAGCTGGCCAACGTTGAGGCATTGAGCAGCGAGGCTCGCAAACTTGACGAGCGCATTAGCGTTATCGCTGAGATCGAAACCCGTAACGCTAAGGCCGCCGAGCTGGCCGCCAAAATTGACGGCGCTACCGAAACACGAGCCACCGGCGGCGCACGTATCACCAGCGAGGAACCGACCTACTCAACACGTTCAAATCATAATTTTTTGACCGACGCCCTTAACGCCTCTTTTGGTTGGGATACCGAGGCTCAGCAGCGTATGGCACGCTATAACCGTGAGGTAGCTATCGAGCGCCGAGATGTTGATACGTCTAATTTTGCCGGCCTTGTTGTGCCGCAATACCTCGTAGACATGTACGCACCGTTGGCACGTGCCGGCCGCCCCACCGCCGATATCGCACGTAAGCACACACTCCCAACGCAAGGTATGAGCGTAAACATTTCACGAGTCACCACCGGCGTAGGTGTAGATTACCAGGCCGCCGAAAACGACACCGCTACCGAAACCAATATGGACGACACGCTACTCACCGTAAACGTGAACACCATCGCCGGTATGCAGGACGTCTCAAAACAAGCCATTTTACGTGGCGCAAATATTGAGGACGTCGTACTAGCTGACCTCGTTCGGGCATACCACACTAAGCTCGACTACGGCATTTTGAACGGCACCGGCTCTAGCGGTACCCCTATCGGATTGACCAACCTCAGCGGCACCGTCTCTGTCACTTACACAGACGCCAGCCCAACAGTTGCCGAGCTGTACCCCAAACTTTTGGACGCTATTCAACAAATCCAAAGTAACGTATTCCAGGGCCCTAGCCATATCGTTATGCACCCACGACGCCTCGGCTTTTTCTTGGCTGCTACCGACACCACCGGCCGCCCGTTGGTCGTACCTAACGCTAATGGCCCGATGAACGCCACCGGCACATTCTCAGGTCTCGGCTACGGACAGTCTGGGCAATACTCAATGGTCGGCCTGCCGATCATCACCGACGCAAACGTAGCGACAAACCTCGGCGCTGGCACCAACCAGGACGAAATCTATATCGTCGCCGCCGACGAGCTGCACCTATGGGAGTCACCAGGCCAGCCGACCTACGTACGGTTTGAACAGCCAGACGGCAAGGTAGCCGTACGTATCGTTATGTTTGGTTTCTCAGCGTTCACCGCTGGACGTTACCCGAAAGCCGTCGCCAAAATCGGTGGTACCGGACTCGTCACGCCGACGTTCTGACCCACACGGCCAGAGTAGCTGCTGGCGTAAACTTAAAAGTACGCCAGCAGCTAACCCCCACCTAGAAAGCAGCCGCCATGAGCCTAGAAAAGCAGATAGCCGCAGCTGTAGCCGCCAAAATTTCACCGGCAACTATCGCTAAAATGTTTGGTCTAGTTGAGGTAGCCATTAAAGCTGCACCAGCTGTAACCGAAATTGCAGACGAGGTTACCGCCGTCGTTAAACCAGCACGGCGTAAAATTACAAAAGGTAAGTAATGGCAATTACCAACGGCTACGCCACGCTGGCCGAGGCTAAAGCATATTTAAGCATTGCCGACAGCATTGACGACACAATGCTAGAAAACATGGTAGAGGCCGCCAGCCGATCTATCGACAATATCGCCGGCCGCCGTTTCTATCTAGACGCCTCAGCAAGCGCCCGACTATATCGAGGCACCAACCCGTATATTTTGACCGTAGACGATTTCGGTAGCACTACAGGCCTGGCCCTAGCTTTAGACACAGGCGGCGACGGCACCTACGAAACTACGCTCGTCTACAATACCGACTACGTAGTAGAGCCGTTTAACGCTTTAGCGATGGGTAAACCGTTTACACAGATTACGCTCGTCGGCGGCCAGCTATTACCCTGGTTGCTACCTAATCTGAGGCCGTCCGTACAGCTCTCCGCTAAATGGGGATTTCCGACCGTGCCCGACGACATTAGCCAGGCGTGCCTCATACTTACCGCCGACATGTATAAACGTAAAGACTCGGTAGGCGGTAACCTCGGTATCTCAGAGCTCGGCGCTATCCGTATGAGCCCGTTAGGCCGTGATATCGCAGCTATGACTAGAGCGTATCGCCGTGAGGTTATAGCGTGAGTATGACGCCGAGCAGCGTACGAGACGGCCTTAAAACGGCCTTAGCGACCATCACAGGTTTACGTACCTATGACATTATCCCCGACGGTATCGCCCCACCAGCTGCCGTAGTCGGTTTACTTAGTCTTGATTTTGATATGAGTATGCAAAGGTATCTAGATCACGGCGATATTGAGGTAATGGTTATCGTCGGCCGTA